ATATAAACCTTTACGATATAGAACATCTTCTACTTCTTTTAGCATATGTTTGGTTCTAGCTAATACTAACCATTCACCAGAGGACATATCTACTGAATCAACATCAAAGTGTCGATGTAAACTTCCTTCATTAGTTTTAGGTTGCCATGTTTTATCTATTCTATGTTTAATTCTATTTATAATTCCCATTGCTAATTGATGAACTTTAATAGGTATTCTATGTGATTGTATTAATGGAAGATTAATCATTTGATCTTGCAAAGCTATAAAAGAATCTACATCCGCTCCAGCCCATTTAAAAATAGCCTGATCATCATCACCTGCAATAAAAGTATCTTCTGTTTTATTCCATATAGTTTTTGTCATATCCCATTGCATTAAGGACAAATCTTGTGCTTCATCAATAAAGATGACATCAAATTTGGGGGATAAATCTGACTTAATAAAATTTAAAATCATGTCATTGAAGTCAATTAAGTTATATTCTTTTTTATATCTTTTTAGTTCATTATAAATAATATTTAATTTATCTAGTTCTAAATCTTGTGTATGTTCTCTTCTATTATATTGCTGTTCAGGTGTAATATTTCTAAGTTGAGCTAATTGAATTATTTGTAAATATTCACTATCAGAAGTAAATATACCATGATCTTCTTGATGTTCTGCATAAGAAACTGGAAATCCTAGCTTTTTTCCAAGATCTTTGTAGTGTCTTGATTGCATAACCTGGTCCTTTTTAATTCCAAGTTTTCTAAAAGCTAATGAGTGTAAGGTTCTAAAATATGGAAGATCATCTTCAGTTAAATTAAATTTTTTAATTGCTTCGTCTCTGGCATGATACGCAGCTTTTTGTGTGAAAGCAAAATAACCAATTCTATCTGGATCTGTTTCTTTTAGATAATCATCTACTTTATTTAATAGTGTAGTTGTCTTTCCTGTACCTGGTGGTCCTAATACTATTGTTTTCAAAATACATCCTTAGGTTTTAATTCTTTTTGAACATAATCATCTTTTCTTTTATCAAATTGTTTCACTGTAAAAACAGAAATTCTTTCTTTACCCACTCTTTTTTTATCATCACAACTACAGTGATCTTTTAACATTTGCGCTGTACGTTGATAGTTTATATCCCATCTTTGTCTCACTAAAAATTTACTATAAAACATGCTAAAAACAAAATGATGATAACCATCGTGAGTCCATACTCCACCCTTTTTAAGATCTGTAACATCTGATCCAATATGTCTATTTAAACAAAACTCTTCTAAATGATTTCTTAATTGATCTGCTGTTGTTACACCTTCTGGTGCTTCCACAGGTTCGTGGTTCTTCATCAATGGATTTATAATCATATCCCAATCTCTAGGTTTAACGGTTGGTGGTTTAAAGTCCAACTGTTCCATACATGCTTCTTGAAATAAACTTTGTTGTTTTAAAAACTTAACATTCTCCAGATGTAAACGTTCACCATCAACGTTAAGATAATAATAAGGTTTTTCTAATTTAATTTTTTGTAAATCTGTTAATGCAGGAAATACAATTTCTTCTCCTATTCCAAACTTTCTACTTCTGCATAATTTCTTATCGCATAGATTACACATTGGAACATCATTACATTTATAGCCCCAATCTTTTTTATCATGTTGTCTTTTAATTATATCTACTTCTGATTCACTTAATGGACTTGTTGATGCTGCAATGTTAAACATTGTAATTCTACTCTTCCACTCTGCTGGCCATTTCTTTTTAGCATATACCCCAAAGTGAAACATTGCATTATTTCTTCCACCTTCTGGAATTTTATTCATGGCCATAAGTTCTATGCATGGAGGCGCATCTGAATATTCTGATGTAGGTCTTTCTATTTTAATTTTTGTAATATCTTGTTGTACATGACGTTGGTACAATCCATAAAAGCCATCTAGACTAGCAGCGTTTCCATTTTCAAGAAAAGCATATCTTGTTGTATTATCACCATTAAAGTACGGTAAATTTAAAAAATTTCCAGTGTCGTCTTGAGATTTTAATTGAATTTGTTTTGGAAAGACTTCTGATCCGCCGTATCCTAGTAGTGTTTTTATTTCTGTAAGTTTGTCTCTCATTCTTTCTGCTGATACCGACTCTGTGGTAAACAGAAAAACGTGAGCTCCTCCGCTTTTTGACCTACACACTACCAGTGGTAGATTATATTTTTTTATTTTATCTATTAATTTTTTATGATCAAAACCTGCATAGGAATCTATATCTACACATCCCCATACACATTGATTATCTTCATTAATTGGAATAATTCCTAAACTTTGTGTTCCTTGTAAATGTTTTAACCAAAGCTCATCTATGACGGGTTGTCTTACTACAAACGATTGACCTTTTACTTTAACACCATTTTCTCCTTGTCCAGAGACTTTAGTGCAACCATGAGCTCTTTTTAGGCCCTTAAATATATCTTTAAATTTTTTTATTCTATCTTCTATCATAATTTTTGTCTTGGGCGTTTCCACTCTCGCTTCCACGCCCAATCCTAGGAATCTAGTTGCACTAGATGATTAATATGGTGAATCGCTTTTTGATTCGTCAGATCCGTGTTTAACTTTTACTTGACCCTTGCTATTTTTTTCAGCAAAGCTTTTAGCAATTTCGTAAACACCTTTATCTGTAACCGGACCAACTTTAGATACATCCCATCCAAACCATGTTCCTTTGTCATTAGACATTTGAACAGTTTTTAGATTATAAATGTGGCTGTATGTTGGCGGTGTGAATAAGCCATTTTTTCCTTGTAGCTTAAGACCCATCATGATTGAATTCCATTTACGACTAATCTTTAATTGAGTAGCCTTCATAGATATCAAAGCTGTTGATGGACTTTTCCCCATAAGAATCACAAAATGATTCGCAGTATTTTCCAGATAATTACCATTAGGTAATCTATCCTTCCAAGATTTATCACGAGTAGTTGTACTCACGATATCACTATCTGCACTATGGATTGCTACGGGAGCATTTCCAGATTGACCTCTGTCCTGCCATTCGACATACTGTCTTTCATAATGAACGGGTATAACATTTATACCTTTTGATCCATCATAAAGCTCTTTGGTCACACTGTTTACAATCATTCCAGGTTCTGCTCCGCTAATAAACTTAGCATTTTGTTTATTAACTTCTGGAGATAATTGTCCCAAAACTTTCAGAAATGGTAATGCAAGATCTTCTTGCGTCATATTCTGAGAGCCCGCATTTGCATCAGCTTCGAACAGAGTCGTAGACAATGCACCTGCTTCTTCTTTTCTTTGTACTTGGTTCATGTTTATTGTTTCCTTTTTATTGTTGTTTTATTTCCAACGAATACGTTGAAAAGTTCCGTCGGCATTTCTTTACCTGCCTCAATACGCTCACGGACTAACGCTTTAAGAGTCATGGGCTCAACCTTCAACTTTTGTGTTGGTTGAAACCCACGCTCTTGTGCAAGAGCAGCATAATCAGCTGCCTTGTTATCTTCGTTACGACCAAAAGACACGGATATCTCATTTTTGATTATATCTCCTAGTCCATTGTTACGAAGCCAGTTAAACGCCGCTTCTCTATTTGCTATAGTGATGTTGGCGCTATAATTTGGTTTAACATCTACAGAAGATCCATCCATAAGTTTAAGATGGGACAAACCCATCTCAGACATCATAGTTGGAATTATTTCTCCTGATACATGTTCTAATTCTTTTTTTGTATTTTTTATATTGTCCTCTTGTAGTTCAAGTCTAGTTTGTAAAGATTCTAATCTTTCAACTTGATCAGCTAAAGATCTAATATTTTCTGTTTTTTGTAGAACGTTTGCTTGGTCGTGTTCAAAATCAATCATCTATTTTTCCTTTCTCGTATAAGTTAATTTCAATAGGATAATATTGTTTTTCTTGTTTATCCCATTTTAGTAAATTGTATTTACCATTTGTCATGTCAGAAACAATAGAGCATGCTACACCTATAATTGCAGGATCACCTGTCAATAATAAATAATCTTCTGGTCTGTAATCTTCTAA